GCTGCATATCAAACAGAATTAAAAAAGAAAGAAGTAGAGATTTATAAGAAAGTTCATGAGAATATGATTCGAATTGGAGCAGACCCAAATTCGAGTTGGATGAATCAGATAATTCAAATATTAACTAACTTAGGAGTGAATACTTACGATTACTTAAATTTTAATAATTAAAAAAATGGATTATTCAAAAGCAGTTGGGATGAATCCCAAGTACAACACGTTTGATCTATCACATGACAAACGTATGAGCCTTAAAATGGGCGAGATTATTCCCGTAATGGCAGTAGATGTATTACCAGGAGATAAGTTTACCATAGAGAGTTCACATTTAACACGTATGATGCCATTGCTATCACCAGTAATGCACAACGTAAAAGTAAAAATGAGGTATTTCTTTAGTCCAAACCGTTTGGTTTGGGACAATTGGGAAGATTTCATAACAGGACCAGAGTCTGCAACAGATACGGAAGAACCAGTACACCCATATTTGAGTACAAGTAGTATTCCAAGTAGTTTAGCGGATTATTTAGGTGTACAAACTGCAGCAGGAACAGTAGGACAAGCATTAAATGTAAATGCATTACCGTTTGCACATTATCAGTTTATTTGGAACGAGTATTTCCGTGACCAAAATTTACAAGCAGAAGTAGATTATAAGCTAACAGATGGTAACAACGGAAGCAATGCAGCATTGTATTCAAAACGTAAAGTAGCATGGCAACATGATCGTTTTACATCAGCATTACCGTTTACACAAAAAGGTCCAGAAGTAACACTTCCAGTAGTACAACCAGGAGGACGTATAGATCTTTCGTTTGATCCAATAGGAAATGCATCATTATTGAATAGTGCTGTTAATGGATCTCTTGCAACTAATAATACACCTTTAGCAACTAATAGTCAAGGTGAATTGATTAATGGCGGTACTGGTGGTATTAGAGCTTTGGATGTAACAGATTCTAATTATATTAATGCGGCTGACCTTAATATTGTTGCAGCAACAGTAAACGAGTTGCGTGAAGCATTTGCTATCCAAAAATGGTTAGAGCTTAATGCACGTACAGGAAACCGTTATACAGAACATATCCAAGCACACTTTGGTGTTAAACCACAAGATGCACGATTACAACGTCCAGAGGAATTTGGTGGTAGTGTATCAAATATTCAGTTTAGCGAAGTATTGCAAACAAGTGAAACAACAACTGGTGCCAACCCATCAGCGTTAGGTCAAATGGGTGGACACGGTATTACCGCATCAGGTAGCCGTAAAGCTTCATATTATGCCCAGGAGCATGGATGGATATTTGCAGTTATGTATGTAACACCGGATACAACATATTCGCAAGGTGTACCAGCGAAGTTTAATAAGGTAGATCGTTATGATTATTACCAACCATTGTTGGCACATTTAGGTGAGCAACCAGTATTAGGAAAAGAATTGTATGCAACTGGTAACAGTGCAACAGACGATAGTACATTTGGTTATTTACCAATTTATGATGAGTATCGACACGAACAGAATAGTGTACATGGTCTTATGCGTACAGATTTAGAGTATTGGCATTTAGGACGTAAGTTTAGTAGTCAGCCAGCACTAAATGCGTCATTCATTCAATGTGATCCATCAAACCGTGTGTTTGTGGAAGAAGAAAATGACGAGCAAGTAATTGCACATGTATATAATGATTTGAAGGTACAACGTAAAGTACCTTACTACGGAACACCACTGGGTGTATAATTGTCTATTGTTTAACTAAAAAAACTCGAAGAAAATGAGCAAGACAAGAAATGCAGTAATTGCAAACTTGACCTTTGTAGTAGGTCAAATTGAAGAATTAAAAGCTAATATTAACGATACCGTTAGGTATATTAAAGGAAATCCAGAGGAATGGGAAAGTACAGAAAAGGAAACGGATTCAAGCGTAGAGCCGCTAAAGGAAGAAAACGAAACGCCGCAATAAATAAGGCGCGACTATCACGTGGTGGTATTAGACTAAGCTAGTATGTGTCTAACACCTATGACCATCAAAAGAGAGTCCAAAGGAGTAGATGGATCTATCACTAGGACTGTTGGATGTGGTCGGTGTGTACCATGCTTACGTAAAAAGCAAGTAGATTGGTGTTTTAGGTTGCAGAAGGAGTTAAATGCTTCTTCGAGTGCATGTTTCCTCACCTTAACATATGACGATAAGAATATCCCGATAAGCGAAGGCGGTTATTCGTTAGCGCGAAGCGATTTTCAAAAGTTTATGAAAAGGCTGAGGAAGCATTGCAACCAAACAGAAAAAATCAAGTATTATGCATGTGGCGAGTATGGAGATAAAACAGAACGACCACATTATCACGCGATAGTATTCAATCTTCCAAAACCATTTGACAGGTATATCAAGAAGGCATGGAAGATGGGACATATACATATTGGAACAGTTACAGAAGCCAGTATATTTTATACAACGAAATATGCATTAAAAGGTCTTAAAAGAAAGAAACCGTTTGAATATGATGATCAAGGCAGAGAGCCCCAGTTTCAACTGATGAGTAATGGACTGGGAGTATCGTACAGTAAGGAG